GTTAGGGCATCCCCCGCCTGGGGTAGTGCGTTAAGGGGGCCAAGAGGCCACCACCCACTACACATATCCCGGGGGGAATGTCTTCAAGGTGAAGGGTGCCAATCCCTCACCGATCTGACCTCCTTCCCCGCGGCCCAACACCCAATTGGGGCGCTACGAGTTTCAGGTAGTAGTCGGATTGGCTACCGCCACGCCCTACGTTCGCACCGCCCAAACGGGGTGTCCGGAGTACTCTCCGGGTAGGGGCCTACCCATCACCTACCTTACTGGTAACTACCCAATAAGTTAGTCTCCTTCGAGGGGTTTCTAGCCCTTCTGGAGATTATAGGGAGAGGGGAGGGCCTCCGGGCCCCAGCCTTACTTAGCTGGGGCCTAAAGGGGAATTCACCCGAGTTATGTCGGGTAGAGCCCCACGGTCTCTCCTACTTCTTGACCCAATACTTAACGGTATGGGTCATGGGCATCGGGGGAAAGAACCGAGCATAAAACTCGATTCCGTCCCCTGCGAGGATGGTCTCCCCGACCTCCCGACACACTCGAGCAAGGCGAGAGTAGGCCCGGATCTTACGCTCTCTAGTGCCGAGGCCCCACGAGGACTCGCGGAGGGGGTCAATGACCACCTCTGCGAGGATGTCTAGGTCCGGTGGGTCGCCGGATACCAGACACTCAAATCCCTCGGAATGAATCCGAAGGACAGAGTCCTCGAAAGCCGAATAGACACTAAAGAGCGGGATATCGGACCACTCTTGCCCAGTCCCACCGTGGGCTCGGGACCAGCGGATGAACTCAAAGAGATCGGCATAAACCTTCCTCTCCAGTCCACCGCCGCTGGACTCAAGGGACTTCTGGACGAGGGACCGGACCGCCGCACTGAAAACGTGAACCCCACGAGAGTGGAGCACGTCCAGTGCGGACGGATCGGTTACCCCACAGCTGAGGAGAATAAACTCCACAGGCAGGAGGGTCCCCTGGCAAAGGAGGGTGGCAAGCTCGCAATCGCGAGCCCGCAGTTCTGCCATACGGCAGTTCTGCGCCCTCCTACCAAGGCGCTCGAACAGGGCCCCAACCGATCCAGGGATTCCAGAGGCGGGCACAAACCCCTTCCTCGATTCTCCGGAAATCGCTGACACAAGGAGACTAACGTCCCCTAGGTTATTGATGACCGACGAAACCGGGAAAGGGGAAACTTCTTCCCCTCGATACAGATACCTCTTCGCAAACTCGCACACCTCAGACGAGATGTACGATTTGCTGGAGGAAATTCCGATACCGAGGGAGAGAATCCGCCTCTGGTAGAGCTCACCAAGCCGTGGGTCGCCGATCAGGACGTCATCCCCCAGGATAACGTACTTGGCAGAACCCCATCGGATACCGAGATCTTGGCAGCACCA